CACCAGCACCGCCAGGATTTCCACCACCACCGCCACCGCTGCCTCCGTTGTGATTTGCTCCATAACCTCCTCCGCCGCCATCACTAGCCGATGTGTTAGTTGTAGCTACAGTTCTAACATAAGTAGGGAATTCGTTATGAAACCTAGAAGTTCCACCAGCACCGCCGCCGCCACCTGCTTCTAATAATACAATAGTTCCATACTTAAATGCAGATGATCCACCGCCACCACAACCACCACTCCTAGCACAAATAAAACCACCAGTTGATGCCGCACCCTCACCACCTGGTCCACCATTATGATGACCAGCACCACCTAATGTCCCTGCATCTGAAGAATTTCCATAATTATAAAGATTGTCATCACCTTTAAGTCCTTTTTGAAAAATGACAGTTTTTCCTGCCATACTAGCGTCAAAAGATCCGGTCAACCATTGTCCTTGCTGTCCCCTGCTGTCTGTCTGAGGAGTGCCATTCCATACAGCACATATATCATCATCATCTCCAGACCCATCCCAAGTAACAGCTCCTGGAGATGTTCCACCTCTTGCTCCACGAATAGAGTAAGTAATGTTTATAGCATTACTTGGAATAGTAAAACTACCACTATTTGCGAAAGTCTGTGTAATTATTGCCATTAGATTTGCCTCACTTTCTGCCAATTGTTTTGCTGATTGATATCCACATTAATTGGCCAATCAGCTTTAACTTCTACTGGAATATCTATATCATTAATTTCATAAAATTCACTCAAAATTACAGATTCTGGTGTTATGACCGGAACTTGAACTTTAAGTAAGTCTTCAGACTCTTCAATATTAAAGTTTTCTGGAGTTCTATCAATTACTACAGTAGTAATATCAGAATCTGTTGCAGACCCGCCATTACCCACGGCAGAAATAACGAAAGAAATAGATGCTGGTCCAATAGTATTGTATGATACAGTAATAGGAACAGTACCGTCTCTAACAGTATCACTATCAGGATCTGATGCTTGGTTGCTAGTTGCGGCAGTTCGAGTAATTACAGTACCAGTGGCAGTAGTTCCGTTTGTATAAGTGTAAGTTGGTGTAATTGTAATACTAACATCGGCATATTTACTAGTATATGTTATATTAAAATTCTCGCCATAATTAATTGCACTAGGAGAAGTTATTGATGTAGTAGGAATTTGTCTTACAATTACTGTAAGACAAGTTTCTGGAGATACTCCACCTGGACCAGAAAGAACTGCACAATATGTTACAGTGTCATCAGGACAATCTTGCTGCTCACTCTCAGTATTAGTATTAGTAAGCGGTCCTTGAGTCCAAGCAAGAGAAGCATAATCTCCCGCTGGGGTCCATCGAATTATAGTACATTGACCAGCATTAAGAGTTAAACCATTAGTAGATTCTAATGTAATAGTTGGTGGAACCAATACATCAATAAAAATTGTTCTGGTCGTTGTACCAGCTGGACCATCAGCACTTAAAGTATATGTTGTCGGTACAGTAGGATTAACAGTTACTGTTTTTACAAAATTCTGAAAATTACTTGTAGATGCTTGGACTGTATTTCCAGGATAATCAACAACTAAAGTATTTACATCACCAAATACAACCCAACTCAGTGTAATAGGAGCGCCTGCAATAACTTGAATATTACTAGTATTACCATTTTCATCAGTTGCAGTAAAATTAGCACTAGGAGGAAGATATTGAATATGTCCGTCAATATACCTTTCACCAGAAGCACTAAGACTCAATACAATTTCAATACCAGCAGCAGCACAACGTGCTATAAAATAATCATATGATGCTTGCACTGTTGCAAGTGTCATAGAACCTGAAATATCAATCCAGATAGAAACAATTGTTCCATATGGAAGAGAACCAAAATTACAAATAGAGAACCAATCAGATCTAGATCCAGCATCTCCTCCATCGCGATTAACAGTAATTGGTCCGTATGCATTGGCATCACCGGAAAAATTAGTGGGAATATCAATACTACCACCACCACCCGGATCTAGAATGTAAAAAGATCTATATGGAAATGCTGTTCTAAATCCTCTACGACTATCAACAGCACCACCAATAACTGGAGGATTTTGTGCCCAAATAGCGTTTAAGTTTCCCAGATTATTATAATAACTACCACCAGTTTCATCAATAACAGATACACAGGTAACTAATTTTGCAAAATCTGCTTCAGAAATAGCATTCTTTTTTAAAATCAAAGGAGCTTCAGTAGGAAGAGCAGTTGACCTAATATAATAAATTCCTGGGTTTCTTGGTATAGGCATTTGTTAAAATTTAATAATATATTCTACAAGCATAAAGGGAGTAACCAATTCATCCAATTTTTCATCATCTTCAACATCAACATCAACACTAGCACTCACACCAGACATGTCAATTTGAATAGTTGGATGTGAATATGTAAATGTATGAGCATACGATGTAGGTCTCGTAATATTATGTTTGTGAATAGATTCTCTAGTCCATGCTTCAGTAAAATCTAAAGAGTTTCCTGCTCCACTATTTGCAAGTCTTTGATCAAGATCTTTACCACCAGAAGTAGCTACGGAGTGTTGACCAGAGTAATTAACAAAAGCTTGAGATGAATTGTGTGCATGACCCTGAAAATTTTCAATATTTAATTCAGTCTCAGTTGTAGACCTTTCCATGTTATATTTTGGAGTACCAAGCATATTAAGAGGTCCACTAGAATCTAACTCCATATTACCAACAAATTGAGAAATAATTCTACTACCAAAATTACTTACAATTTCTACTTGTGGACCAACTCTATTGGTAATAGGACCACCTTCAATTTCTCGTTCAATAGTAGTATTTCTGTATAGTCCTGTTCCCCTACCGCCAATGATTACTTTAGATCCCAAATCAGGAAGTTGGAACTGTCCTAGATCTCCAGTTCCTAAATCAGGATCTCTAACAATCGCACCTTCTTTTATAAATCTAGTGTCAGTTCCAACACCTAAAATTTCAGATAAATGCCTATAATCTCTAGCATTGTATATGCTACCATCACACCTCAAATAACCGGCGGGAATTATATTTTTAAAATTTGTTGATGTAGGATCGTTAACTAGTCCTAATCCAGGAGTAGAATGTACTAAAATTTGACCAGCACATCCACCATATCTTGCTCTCTCGTTTGTATAATTTGCCATTTTAGTATGCTCGAATGATGTACACGCATGTTAAAGAGGGTTGTGATGTATTCATATTAATTTGCAATGCACCAGCATTACTAACATTATCTAATTCAGTATCTAGTGGGATACTTAATACAGAATTAATTCTGGTTTGTGGTTTTAAACTTCCTTGATCAAATTCAATAACAAATGGATCATGTGCATGTGCTTGTAGTTTATCATCTAGAAATGTATTTCCGTCATTACTGACAAATGTTGAATATGCACCAGCTGCTGTTTGATCAGGATAGAAATTTCTCTGAAACTGCGGAATGTCAATATTCTGTCCGCCTATTCCATATTGAATTACATCATCTGCTACTATTTGAGGTCTTCCAGTTACAGGAGTAGATGGAAATGGTCTAAATTCTCCCCAGTTTGCAATAGGTGTATGTGTCAATTGTTGTGGAGATAAATTAACTGGAGGATTTTCTGAGTTAGCTCTACCAACCATTCTACCAAAATCTCCACTTCCAAACCCGCTATAAGAATTTAAAGATGAGATATCTTGGTTTGCACCCTCAAATTGAAAACCTTCTTTATAAACACCTCTTAAAGAGAATCGAGCTTCGTCAACTTCACCATCGCCACCACCTGCTTGTCTTTCGTCATATGATGCATAGCTAAATTTTAACGACATATTGCTATAAGGAATAACACCAAGTCCCGGTTTGTTTTTAGGAGTTGCTTTAACAGTTTCATAAATGCCTGGGTGAGAATGAGTAGAAACGTGTTGATGTCCTAGTTTTCTTCCACCAATATAAACCACTTTTTCACCTTCTCCAGGAACAATTTTATTTCCGGAAATAGCACCTGCATATCCATCTCGTTGACTTAAAGGAATCTCAAAGTCAACATTAGTAATAACATCATTATAAACTTGTTGTACACCTAGATCTGAATTGGAACCAATATATGGTTCAATCAAACCTCGGGCATCTGGATCTAAATCAATAGCATTACCTGTTCCACCAGCACTAAAATAAGCACCTTCAATATCCATTAGAGATCTTCCAGAAAGAAGATCCGGCAGCTTAAACTGACCAGTATATGCTGGAAATGCTCCTCCTAAATTGGAATTACCAGCATTATATGTGTCTCCAATTGTTTGAACTAACAATGGATAATCTTTTGCATCAGGTAAACTACCATCACAAACGATCCACCCATCTGGAATACCAGATAAGGGACCACTCCATGGAATAATGCTGCCAATAACGGCAGCCTTCATTTGTCTTGAAGATTGATAGAAACTCATTTCCTTAAATGTCCATTAGATACCAACCAACAACACTAGATGGAGCAGCATCAACTGTACCGCCATCTGGAGTAACTGGTCCAGCGTAAACTAATCCGAAAGATGCACGAGGTGTTTGAATGACTAGTTCGCCACCATTGTGCCCTGCGAGATTGGAAGGTGCGATTCCAGTCAACAGAGCAGTTCCGGTATTTGAAATATCACCTTGAACCTTAATGTTGTCTGCTGCTCTTACAACCATTGATACGTTGTGAGTTAATGCGCCACCTATATCTATAATACGAATCATATCGCCCATTAAAGCATCTCCAGGTAGTTTAATTAATGTATTGGATCCAGCGTTAACAAAGTAATTAACATTTGATTGTGCTACAAGAACAGAGTTTGCTGTATATAACCACTTACGACCACCAGTCTGTGAGATATAATCATTGATTCCAGCAATAGTGACCGAACCGTCATTATCAACACCAAAGATTTCATTTCCACCAGAGTTAACTGTCAGATCTCCACCACGGAAAATAGCATCACCAGCGACATCAATATCACCACCAAATGTAGACGTTCCAGTTCCAAGTGCAGAGAATGAACCATATACAGTAAAGTCTCCGGAAGAATTATCAAATGTTAGTCGTGGAGTTCCTTGGTCAACAGTACCATCAAGATTTTTACCGAAAATATCGATACTTCCTGTGCTATACATATTTCCAGTTGCTGTATCAATCTGGAAAGTAACAACCTCTGATACACTACTATTACCACCATTAGAGAGAGTTAAGAACTCAGTAAGACCCTGTGGTGTTAATTTGAATAGTTGACTATCAACAAAAGGTGGTGAGGAAATAGGTGAACCTTCGTT